AGAAACAGGAACAACAGGTTCTACTGGTTCTACTGGTGCAACAGGTCCAACAGGTTCTACTGGTCCTAATGGTGATACAGGTCCAACAGGTTCTATTGGAGAAACAGGACAAACAGGTTCTACAGGTTCTACAGGTTCTACAGGTTCTACCGGTTCTACAGGTTCTACAGGTCCTACCGGTTCTACAGGTTCTACTGGTTCAACAGGACAAACAGGTTCTACAGGTCCTACCGGTTCTGATGGTGCAACAGGACAAACAGGTTCTACTGGTTCTGATGGTGCAACAGGACAAACAGGTTCTACAGGTTCTACAGGTCCTACCGGTTCTACAGGTTCTACAGGTTCTACAGGTCCTACCGGTTCTACAGGTTCTACTGGTTCAACAGGACAAACAGGTCCTACCGGTTCTGATGGTGCAACAGGACAAACAGGTTCTACTGGTTCTGATGGTGCAACAGGACAAACAGGTTCTACTGGTAATACAGGAACAACAGGTTCTACTGGTTCTACAGGTTCTACAGGTTCAACAGGTTCTACAGGTTCTACAGGTTCTACAGGTTCAACAGGTCCTACCGGTTCTGATGGTTCTACTGGTTCAACAGGTCCTACCGGTTCTGATGGTTCTACTGGTTCAACAGGTCCAACAGGTTCTACAGGTTCTACAGGTTCTACTGGTTCAACAGGTCCTACCGGTTCAACAGGTTCTACTGGTTCAACAGGTTCTACTGGTTCAACAGGTTCTACTGGTTCTACTGGTTCAACAGGTCCAACAGGTTCTACAGGTTCTACAGGTTCTACAGGTTCTACAGGTTCTACGGGTACATTTGGTCCAACTGGTCTTACAGGTTCTACTGGAGTAACAGGACCATCATTTAATGTAACTCCTGGTATTGGACAGATTGTTTTGACAGATACTAACGGAAATTATTATAACAATGGAGTTTTAACAGTTGGTTTAGATCCAAATAATGATAATGTTATTGATATTTGTGGTAATATTGTTCCAACAGTTAACAATACTTTTACTTTAGGTACAACTGGACTAAGATTTAAAGATGTATTTATTGGTCCTGGTTCTATCAATATTGCTACATCAACACCTAATGTTTTTGCAACCATTGGTTCAGATAATGCAGGAACTGCTTATTCTCAATATGGTTTTGCAAGTCCTTATTTGAACGTAGGACCAAATATATCAACAACTGGTGCTGTAGGAGGATGGCAAGTTACTGCAGTTAGTTCTGGTGGAAATCCAGTAGATTTAGTTGCACAATTAACAGAATTTAATGGTACAAATTATCCAGGTGGTACAGGTCCACAATATTCTCTTATTGCTACTAAATATGGTCCTACTGGTCCTACTGGAGAAACCGGAACAACAGGACCAATTGGTTCAATCGGACCAACAGGAATTACAGGTCCAGCAGGAACAATAAGTAATAATATATTCAAAGTAGGTAATACAGGTGGTTGGACAGGTTCTACTGGCACTTATAATGCCTCAGGACCAGGTGGTGTAACATATTGTTATTATTTAGATTCAACAAATTTGACAGTAACTACAAATCATAACAATGAATCAGTTCTTGTAAGTGCCTCTTTTCAAGTAATGTTTAATTCTGGAATAAAGAACTTGACTGCAACAATATTTAGAGATACAACTGCAGGCTCTTTTGTAAATCCAACCTTTAATTCAACTGCAGTTAATTTAGCAACTGGTACAACAAATTCAGAAGTATATTATCCAGCTGATAGTTTCCCATACACCGGATTAGGTACAGGGTTATGGACGATGAGTTCTACAAGTAATGCAGGCAGTGGTTCACCAAATGGACAAACTATAAGTATGCAAATATTAGATGCACCAGCTACTGCAGGTACTTATTATTATGCAATTAGAATTTCATCGGGAGATTTAGGCTATTATTATTTACCTATTAAATTAAGTGGGGTTTTGTTGAATTAATAATATTTAATTAATTTATAAGATTTATGAGTAATAATTTATTAAAAACAATTTTTCAAATTTCTTTACTGATTGCACTTCTAATAAGTTTTTATATTTTTGTTAGGACACTGATTATGAAGGATGGAAAACATAAAAATTTTTTTAGCACTTGGCAATTTCCAATGCTTTTAGCAATTTATATTGATACAATTTATTATAGTTGAATTTATATTTAAAGAAATATTCATATTATCATATATTTTTCATAATATGAGTAAAAAAGTTGCACTATGTTTTATTATTAGTTATGAACAAATTTTGAATAAGGAAGAGTTGTGGAAATCTTGGATTGAGCCAAATAAAGATATTATCAATATATATTTTCATTATGCAAACTATGCAACTATTTCAAGTCCATGGATAAAACAATATACAATACCTCAACAATTATGTGTAAAAACTTCTTATTTTCATATTGTTCCTGCTTATTTGATGCTTCTCTCTTATGCATGTCAACAAGATGAGTCAAATCAATGGTTTTGTTTTTTGACGGAAGCTTGTGTTCCTATTATTTCTCCTGAGAAGTTTAGAGAGATGTTTCTTGAAAATATGAATAAGAGTATTATCTCATATAATTATGTGAATTGGAATGTAAATATGAATAAAAGAGCAAATCTGAGATTTTTAAGTCCAGAATTTCATTTAAAAAATGATCCTTGGTTTGTATTGAAGAGAGAAGATGCAATGGCATTTTTTCGTTATTTAAAAGTGAATAAACAAATTTATCAAACTATTTGTAATGGAATTATTGCGAATGAAAGCATTTTTGCAATTATGTTGAAATCACAAGATTTATTAAAAGATGTAATTAATGCACATACTCATGCAACTGATTGGGCAAGAAGAAGAACACCAAATAGCCCATATTTATTCAAAAATGTCTCTAAGTTAGATTTTGATTTTATTAAGAATTTTCTTAAAAAAAACAAATATACAATGTTTTTGCGAAAAGTTGACCCTGCATTCCCAGATAATTTATTGATAAAAATAATGAAAGAATCATGAATTATTAATAATAATTTTTTAATTTTTTCTTCACTTTTTATGTTTCCTAGTTTTCTTAGATTTATTGGATTTCTTGGATTTCTTAGATTTCTTAGATTTCTTAGATTTCTTAGATTTCTTGGATTTTTTGGCCTTTCCTCCATATTCTAATTGACGACCAGTATAAGGATTAATCTTTCCAGCTGTTCCATAATTATCATTAAGCATATCTTGAGTTGGTATAACATTTTGTTCAAAACTATCAAGAAGGTCGTCATCATATAAAAGATATCCTTTTTTTATATCATTTGCTGGAACTCTTGTTTTTTTTCCATCTTCATCCATAAAATCATATTTCAAAACTGGAATACCAAACATACTGTTTTCATAACCATTTTTCACATATTTTCCAATTCGCTTATTTTTACCCCAACTACTTAAATAATAAATAGGGCCGTTTTTAATCTCCCAATCATTACTAACAATTTTTGGCATTTATAAAATAACGCAATATTTTAATTTTTTCTGTGTTTCATAGTTTTCTTAGATTTTTTAGATTTCTTAGATTTCTTGGATTTTTTTCTGTATTTTCTTTTGCCTCCTTCAAAGTTATCAAAGTTATCAAGGTCAACTTCAAAATCATCTATTTCAGGTGTTGAACTTAGGGCAACTGCAGAACCAGCGCCACCTGGAGAAGCAGATGCAACAGGAGCAGCAAGAGGAGCAGCACCAGGAGAATTATTCATGATTTTAATTATTTCATCTTTAATATAATCATAAATATCTGGACTAATTTCTAAATATATTGATATTTCCCTATGAAAGTCTGGGTCCCATGTATTAAAAGGCGGTAATTTTAAAGAAGTATATTCTATAAAACTTAAAAGCTGTTCAGTTGATTTATCCACCTTTTTTGCTTCTTCTATTAACCAATCTAATTCTTCTTCGTGCTTGATATTCAATTTTTCTAAAAGATTTTTTTTATCTTTTTTAGTAAAATCAACATAATTTCTTTGTTTTTCATGTTTGTATTTATTCAATTCTGAAATAAACCTAAATTTTTCCGACATTTATATTATAAAAAAATATTATAATTTTTATAATATAAAACCCAATTTTTAATAATTTCTAACACTTCCATCTATTACCACATTCTAAACATGTGACAAATGTAGTCATCGGCTCATCTGCAGAACGCGTCTGCAACTGATAATATGTACATTTATTTGTATGACATTTTCGGCATTTAAAAGTATCCGTTGCTGCTTCCATATTTGTCTCATATTTCGTCTTATCTCGTTTTATCTTTGCTTGAATAAGGTCATCCCATTTTTCAGGCGCCATTTCTTGATGTGTCATAAACGCAATCTTGTGCGCCTTGACTTCTTCCTTCAAAATAATTTCTCTTAATTGTGGTAACCTTTGCAAGTTCAAGTAAACACTGCGTAATTGGTCTATATACAATTGAACAAAATAAGGATTATCCCACTTTTTCACTACTTTGCGACCAGTCGCCTCTTTCAATGCATAATTATATATTCCTATTTCCAAATTTTTACTATGTTTCTCATTAGTTATAAATGCATTAATTTTGCTTCTTATATTTTTTCTGAATTCTTCTGGATTTTGGATGATGCGCATTCTTGATTATTATACTTTCATAATAATTATTTAAATATTAATCAATTTTTTGTATTATTTTATTCTGATACAGAATCAGTATCATAATCATATTCTTCTTCGGACAACTCTGAACCAAAATCCTCTAATTCTCCTTCCAAATCATCATTTAGTTCATCACTAGAACCACTATCATCTATGGTATCAGATTCTTCTTCAGCTTCACTGAATTCTTCTTCGCATTCTCCTTCATTATCATCATCTACAACAAAATCATCTTTCAAATAACCTTGTTTGGTCTTCTTTTCAGATGGGATAGCTAATAGTTCATCCTCTTCCTCTTCATCTTCTGCAGCAGTATCAGCTAAATTTTCAAAGCCACCAAATAACTTCTCATAGAATTTATCCCATTGTTCTATTGAAAGAGATACATATTCTTTAGAACCATTATCTTTAATTTCTTGGCATACTAGAAGACAGCTACCAAAAAACAAAGTGGTATCAATTGGTGGAGGGAAATCATATTTATTTTCCATATTTGCCTTTCCATCAGTCTTTGCATAAAGAGAAACATTCCATTTTTTTCCTTCTGTTTTAAGCTTCCAATCAACCTGCTTTATGAAGCCATCAGGTTTCTTAAAATTACATTTTTTATATAATTCTTCTTCATCAAACTCTTTAACTTTAAGAGAGTTGACAACACCATTTTTATCAATAATAATAATTCCTATATTTTGAGGTTTATTAGACATATTCTATCTTTATAATATTTTATTGAATAGGTTTAAATAGTTTAAAATATATTAATTATTAATAATAATGAAAGCTACAAATGAAAATCAACAAAATCAACAAAATCAACAAAAACATAAAATTCAAAATAAGTATAAAATATATATAAATGGGTTCTTACCTTCAGATTTAAAAAATCATTTACATAAATTAAATGATGTATTAAGTAAAACAAAAAAATATGATGAATTTATAACAGATAATGGAATTTATATTGTTGAAGGGAATGAAAATTTATATAAATTGAGAATTCAAGATGTTCCTACTATAAAAAGAGAAAATTTTTTAATAGATAAGAGCATAATTAAAAAGGAGAAAATATTTTCACAAATACCTTATTATCATGTATATAATAAGCTAGTTACAAAATATTATGGAAAATCAGCAGATATACAATTAGTAGTAGAAGGATTACAAGATTTAAATGATAAAAATTTTGAACCAAATAATTTTTATTTTTTAGCAAATGAATATTTTAATTTTGAAAATCCAATAAATGCAGAAGAATTAGAATGGTTTTTATCTGTGTTAAAGTAATACAAGCAATTATGTTTTTTTGGTCATTACAAATTACAATTATTTCTATTATAATGATATTTTTAGTGCATCATTTATTAAATTTTTTTAAAAACACTTTAACTGTACCAAAGGTAAAAGATTTAGTAAATATTCCTCAACAAAAATATGAGAATATTTATAATGTATTGAATAAAAGAGGACAACATAATGCAAATAATTATTTAAATTCAATAGATGAAATAAAAACAATAAATAATAATGAATTAAAACAAGAAACTAAAATAGAAATTAATTCAATGAAAAATGAATTAAAAAACTTTTTGAAAAAACAATTAAATCAAAATAATAATAATCAAGGGAATATAACAAATATTGAAACATTTGACTTCATTTCTAATAATAATTATTCTGTTTATTAATAGTATTTCTTAATATTAGTAAGAACAAAAATATATATTTAAAAAAACTATTTAAAGAAGCAGAACAAAAATATATATTTAAAAGGCAATTTAAAGAAGCAGAACAAAAATATATATTTAAAAAAACTATTTAAAGAAGAATATAATATATATTTAAAAAGGCAATTTAAAGAAGCAGAACAAAAATATTCTGAAAAAACTATTTAAAGAAAAAAAAGAAAATGCTAAAACTATATAAAGATAAATATTAATAATTAAATATAGAATGTTTATTGGAAATACAGAAAAAGCGGAATTATTACGTTCTTTTCCGAATATAGAACTTTCTTATGAAACAATTGTGCATAAGAAGGTTTATGATTTTGATTATGTTATGGCTATTCCAGAAGGTATAAAATATTTTGCATGGTTTACTTTATTTAAAGAACAAAATGTTTGTATGATTCTTGAAATTACTAATAACAAAAAAATAAATAATATTGAAATTGTATATTCTTCTTTCAAAGATAATCTTTGTTATGGAGTTGGAACAATTTTATATGGAACACTATTTTATAAAAAACATGTTAAATTTTTTGCAGTTGAAGATATATTTTATTGTGGAGGTACTCAAATACATAATAAATTTTTAAAAAAAATACATTTTTTAAAAAATTTATTTGAAAATGAGTTGCAACAAACTGCATATTTAGAAAATTCAGTTGTTTTTGGATTACCTTTAATGAAACAAAAGACAGATGATTTATTAAAAGAAATAGAAAAACTTCCTTACAAAATACAAACTATTAATTATATAAAACATAAAGGTAAATTAACTGATATCAAATGCATTCCTTTCAATAAAATCAATCAAATTTTGGTTTCAGAAAATAGTATGAAGAGAGAAAAAGTTATTGTTTTTAAAGTGAAACCTGATTTGCAAAATGATATTTATCATTTATATACAGACGATGATTATTATGTGGGTATTGCATATATTTCTAATTATAATTGTAGTGTTATGATGAATAAATTATTTAGAAATATTAAAGAAAATCAAAATTTAGATGCATTAGAGGAAAGTGATGATGAAGAAGAATTTCAGAATGAAAATATTGATAAATTTGTTAACTTAGATTGTGTTATTAATATGGTTTGTTTTTATAATTATAAATTTAAAAAATGGGAACCGATAAGAGTTTCAAATGAAGGAGAGAATGTAATTCGTAAAAGAGATTTATCTCCAGAAAAAAATAAATCAATATATATATGACAACATCAATAAATCTTCAACATCAACCTCAACCAATTTCATATCTAGGAAAGCCTTTTACAAATCCATTAAAAGTTGATTTTAATCATGTAGGTAATGGCACTACTTATTCAGGTGGATTTGGTTCAAATGAACTTAATAATCAATATGGCATTACACCTCCTTTTGCTTCAAGTAATGTTGCATCTGCAGCTGCAAGTGCGTTACAAAAAGGTGGTTCAAGAAAAAGTAAGAATAAAAATGCAAGTAATTATAGTGGAGTAAGTGTTAAGGCATTTTCAAAAAATATTAAAAATAAAATGAAAATAATCTCTAATAAATATAAGAATATGAAAGGAAAGAAATCTTTGAGTTTGAAAAAAATAAAGAGAAAATTTAAGTCTTTATTTAGGACAATGAGCAATAACTTAAAGTTTAAAAGTGGGAAAAAAAGAAGAACTTCTAAGAAGAATACTAGACGTAGAAATAAAATGCAAAAAGGTGGTTACCATCAATATATGGGAAATGTTCCTAATACTCCTGGTTACAGTGTTGCAGGTACTACACTTGGATCACAAAATCTAGGTCTTGCAAATCCTCCTCCAATTACTAGATATGTAAACGGGATTGATAACTATAACCACTTTTTAAATAAGGGTTTTCAACTTTGGAATTAAATTTCTGACTGAACTTGCTTTGTTTTTTTAGGGATTTTTATTAAACATTTGCCAATTCCTGCTCCTGAACCTGCTCTTGAATTTGTATTGTCTGATGATTTCTTAGGTTTCGCAATTTGTTGCCATTTACTTGTATCTGGAACATAATCTTTACTATTTGTACAAATTATTTTATAATTCTGCTTTTTATAAAATGTTTTACGCTTTCTCCATTGATTTTGAAGTGTTTCGTGTTTATCAATAATATCCACAATAATTGGGTTATTATGTTTTTCTCTCAAAATTCGTCCAACTGTTTGTTCTATGTCCGTTTTAGGTGTGGCCATAATAAGTGCTGATAATGTTTTTATGTCCAAACCCTCGGAAGCCATTGAATATGTAGCAATTATAACCATTTTGCACTCAGAATCTTTCAGTGCTTTCTCTTTCATACCTCCTACATAATAACCAACAGTGGCAATTTCCCGATATTCAATTGCATCATATAAATATTTGAGTAGATTTTTATTGTGAGCAATTATCATAATCTGTTGACTTGAATTTTCTGCAATCATATCTTTTAAAACATTCAATATAAATTCACTGCGATTATTAAATGTGCAAAGCTTACCAATTAAGGTGCTATACAGGACATTTCCTCGCCAATCTGTAGGAACTTCGTTGAATTCATCATCATTAGATATATATTCAATTCCACGAACAACAACATTTTCTTCATCTTCTCTCTTGCTCTTGTATAATATATCACCTAAGAACATTTTGAAGACATTAGTAGTTCCATCTTTGCGCTCCATTGTTGCCGATAAACCGAGTGTATAAAGTGTGACAATTTTGAAAAGAGCTTGACTGAAAACTTCACTAGATATATGATGGACTTCATCAATGATTGTTAAACCAAAACTTGAGAACATTGTATCTGGATAATCCTTCATTGAAAGTGATTGAAGCATTCCAATAACAATATCTTTATCTTCAATATCAATTATCTGAGCCTGGATTCTTCCTATGCGAGCATTAGGTAAGAATTCTGATATTCGCTCTATCCATTGGTTCAATAAGAATTCCTTATGTACTATGATAAGCGTTTTCTTCTTCAATTGTGCGCAAATGTAGAGGGCTAAACAGGTTTTTCCGAATCCACAGAAAAGTTCTAATAATCCACCTCCATTTTGGGTTGATAATACATGCGACAAATATTTAGATACAACTGGTTTTTGAATTTCTCTAAGAGACCCGGTAAATGTAATATCAATATTGTCACCTTGTGAAAGTTGGATAGTTTTAGGTTTTCCGAAATTTGCTTCTCCATAATAACGTGGTAAATAGAATTTATTAGGTGATTCACGATAAATGGGAAATGTTATTGGTGGAGGTCCTAAACCAGGAGCAGACTGTGTTATAGGTTTAGCCATCAATTCCTTTCTAATATTTGCACATTGTTCAATTGTTAATTCTTTTTTCAAAATAGTATATCCTTTTTGTCCGAGATAGGTATTCATAATATTTAGAGAATTTGATTCGGTGCAGGTCATTAGGTATAATATATAGGAAATTTTATTAAATTATTTCAATTTTAATAATTTTAATATCTCTGATTTTGAAGTTTTGAAGAATATAATATACAATTATGATATATGGACAATCTTCAGGATTTATTTAAAAGACAGAAAAAAGGCGAAGTACTTTTAACAATTCTCTTTATTATTTACATTTTAATGGGATATAAAATACCCGAATATCCTGCTTCTCTCATTGATACAGTTTATGGAAAGATTATTGTAGTTGTCATTGCCATATTATTATTTTCTTATACAAATCCTGTTTTAGGTATTCTTGGATTTTATATTGCATTTGATTTAATTAAGCGTTCTGCTGAATCTAGTGGTTCTTATGGTTTGCAAAAATATGTTCCTACTGAGGAAAAAAAATCATGTGAATTAACTTTATATAATCAATTCCCTTATACTTTAGAGCAAGAAGTAGTTAGTAAAATGGCTCCAATTAATAAAACAGATGATACATTTAACCCTCCTCCATTTTCACCTATTTTAGACGATTTACATGAAGCTGCTCCAATTGGTTATACTGGTGTCATCTAGATATATTACAAAATAAATAATATTATAATTTCATTATTTATTCTGTTTAATTCTGTTTATTCATTTTGTTTATTCATTTTGTTTATTCACTTCCTTTTTTACTTAATTTTTCTTTTAATTCTGATAATGAAGGCAACTTGCCTTCTGTTAAATATGACATTAATCCACTAAATATGAAAATTAATAATAAAAATAAAGAACCTGATATTAGAAATAAAATAATAGGATTTTTAAATATATCTCCTAAAGTAAAACTATAACTCACTGGTTCACTCTTTTCTTCAGTTACTTCAGTTGTTTCTTCAGAACTTCCGGTAGGTTTACAATCAATATAAATCTCTCCTGTATTATTTTTTTTATTTGGACCACTTGTATTTACATATAATTTAGGACCTGCTAAAATTGGTGATAAAGCAGTTATTAAGCTTCTCAAAGTTTGTATTGTTCTATTATTTAGAGGGACAGCATCTATTAAACCATATACTACCCATTCTCTATTTTGAGAAGTATAATTAAAAAATGGTTTAGATGGAACAATATTATTTAATATATAATTTGTTTTTATTGTCATGCTTTCTCCTGCATTTGCTGCACCAGTTGAAACTTGATTTATAATTTGTTCTAACATTACATTACTTGTTGCACCTACAGTAATGGGAACACAAATTGTAACTGGTGGAGCTCCTGTTGTTGATACATGGGAAATAAATATTTCACCTGCTAATTGTTGACCATTAAAGAGGTGTCTAGAAGGAGATACTATAGCTACTTCTTGCACATTATAATCACTATTATTATATTTTACTGGAGGACTAGAACCATTATCATAAGTTAAATGAATTAAATTTCCATGATTTGTTGCTGTACAATTACTCACTGGATAATTGAAAGAAAGATTGCATTTCAAATTACAAATTCCTGCAATACTTTGTCTTGATATATTCATTGTTGTCATTAATAAATAAAAATATTATTTTATTTATATAGTAATGAAATTAACTAAAGGAAAAATAACAAAAGCGCATAAGAAAAATAAACAAACTATGAAAAAATACAAAAAAAAGCATGCTAAGAAGAATAAAACTCAATCCAAAACATTTAGAAAAAGAAAACCAACTAATCTTCTTAAATCAACATTAAAAAATTATGAAATGTTAGGTGGTGCACCTAATAATGATGTTGATAATGTTGAACTTTCTACCTTCTCTCCAGTTGTACCTAATTCCCCAAGTTCAAAGCCTATTTTTAGCTCAAATTCTTCTGCAGTTCCAGAAGTTGTTGCTCCAGGAGAACAACCACAAGTAGATATTGTTGATGAACCTAATCCTCCTGCAGTTCCAGAAGTTGTTCCTGAAGCAGAACAACAAATAGATATTGTTGATGAAGCTAATCCTTCTCCACTACCAGAAGTCTCAGAAGTTGCTCCTCAAGAACAACCACAACAACTAGATATTGTTGATGAACCTAATCCTTCAGCAGTTCCAGAAGTTGCTCAAGAAGTTGTTCCTGAAGAACAAGCACAACAACTAGATATTGTTGAACCTAATCTTTCTGCAGGTCAAGAACTTGCTCCAGAAGTTGTTGCTGAAGAAGAACCACAACAACTAGATATTGTTGATGAACCTAATCTTTCTGCAGTTCCAGAAGTACCAGAAGTTGTTGAAGAAGAACCACAACAAGTAGATATTGTTGATGAACCTAATGCTTCTGCAGTTCCAGAAAATGAAAATATTGATAATCAATCAGATGAAGTCGTTGAAGAAGAAGATGAAGATGATGAAGATGAAGGAAGTGATAATGAAAAAGAAAAAGTAATTAATGCATTAGAAGTATTGACTGATTACATTTTGAGAGAAAATTATAATAGAACTTCAGGAACAGGAACACTTCAAGATATGACAAATATTTTGGCATAACCAAATTTATTAGATAAAAGGTAAATATTTAATTGTATCACCTTCATATTTAGTAACCTTGAATGGTTCATTATATCCTTCAACAAAAACAGTATCACCACTATATATTTCATCTACACCATTATCAGTTAATGCACTGCGTCCTTTTACCAAAATAGGTAATTTTACATTATTATGTTGATTAGAAATTGCATAATATTGATATTTGCTACGACGTATATAAAGAGGCCGTCCCATTAATTGTAAAATATTATCTTTTGCTGTATTCTTTAATGGTGTTAATATTCCCATTTGTCTATAACTTGTTTCAATTGCAGTTGTAGATATATTAATTGGGATTCTACCAGGAGGAACAGAATATGCTAAATCTCCAACTATATATCTCTCATCTCTCAAAGGAGGAACAAGAGGATTATATAAAGTTTCCATTGGAAGATTGGTATAAGGCCAACTAGGATAATTGAACCAACCAAATGCTCCCTCATTTTTTAAAGTTGGATAACTTTTTCTCTCTTCAACCTCTTGATTAATAATGACTTTTTGGGTTGAAAAAGGCTTTGAATTTGAATTGTTTGCATAAAACAAGTAACAAAAAATAACAAATAAAAATATGATAATTATTAAGGTAATATTTTCAAAGCATATAACGCCTGGAGGACAAGTTTTTTTTGATATTTTTGCCATATATTATAACATAATATAATCCAAATAATAAGATTATATTATTTTGTTTTTTTTTGTTTTTATTATTCAAAATTTTAATGTCTTCTGCGTCTATTTGTTTTATTAGATCTTTTTCTTTTATGTGTTCTCTTTTTATGAGTTTTTCTTTTTCTGCCTCCCATAAGCATTTTAATTTTATTAGGGTTTTCATATTTTTTAAGTATTTCAATTACTTCATAATTTTGTATAGGTGGATTACCAAACATTTTTTTATGTCTTTCAACTAAATCATTTATTTCTTGTATTACAACTGGGTTTGTTAACAAACTTGGAGGTATTCTAACTTGACCTTTTACACAATTCCCTGCTAATGAGCCAAAACCATTCGGACAAACCATTTAATATAAGTTTATATTTAAATATTATTTTTTCTAAATATATTTTTTCTAAATATATTTATTTTTTATTTTTGCATTTTTGCTTTATACTTGAGCAGGTCCACCTAATCCTCCAAAACTTTTAGCAAGATTTGCAATTCCTCCAAGTTCCTTAAAGTCAAAACCCTTTAACATGTCCTTGGCTTGTGATAAAAGAGGTCCCATATTTTTCATTGCATCTGCAAGCTGCATTTGTTGAGACATTAATTTTTGAGTATCTTCTGTTAAACGCTTAATACCATCACCACCAAGAATTTTATTTAAATCACCATATGCATCTTCTACTGTGGCAGCATAATCAATACGATTGCGTCTTTTATTGGTTCCATTTGATTGAAAATGTTCAGCACCTTCTACTTCTGGCGCATTTGTACTTTCATGTGTATCATCTCCAGTTTCTGGTAAACTTCTCTCTGTATTTGTTTGTAATTTTGTCTTAGTTTCTTCTTTTTTTTCTTGAATAGATGATTGTAAATCAGCTAAATTGCTAGCTTTTTCAGGGTGTTCACTAGAAATATGTTCTTTTGCCGAAGTAACAGCTGATTGAGCATTTTCTTTTGCAGCATCAATTGATGATTCCTTAGTTTCCATACCCTCACTTACCTTCTTTCCAACCATTAAAATGCTTGTTAAAATAAGAGGAACAGTTAATATAATTATCATATTCTTACTAAAATTTCCTACTAAAAATCCAACTAAAATAAAAAACACAATTGCATTAATATTACCTAAAAATAAATATCCCAAAAGATTAGTTATTGCTAAAAATAAAACAAAGTAAAGAACATATTTATTTTCTAACATCTTGATGAAGTTCTTTGGAAGTTTCATATTTATATATAATTACAATATAATTCTCTCATAAAATATGTTCATTAAATATGTTCATTAAATAAAAAATTGAAAATAAATATCAAATATTATATTGATTTTATAATTCAAGAGAGAATATGGTAAACTCCATAGAAAACGATATAAATATAAAATATAATATTATTAACATGAGAGAAAATATGCCAAACAATGTCTTAACAAAATCATCTCCTAGATATCTTGGGCTAGTTGAGTTATATCATAAAAATATTCATGGTTTTTATTCATCTGATTATAAAGAATTGTTGAATCATTATATTGTCTTTTGTTCTAGAAATTTCCTTTTAAATAAAACTGATTGTCAAGATGATCCTTCATATGCAGGCGAATATCATCATACTTCATTATCTGATACAGAATCTGAAACAGAATCTGAAACAGAATCTGAAACGGATTCTGAAATAGAACCCAATACTGATAATACTTCAAATCAAGGTTTTTGTCTATCTTACCATGCCATTATTAATGAATTTGAATATCTGAAAAGCGCGCGAAGAATGTGTTTATCTGCTTATCACAATATTGAAAATATTATTGGCAAACCCTTAAAGCGCAAATCCATTCGCAATTATCAAAAAATTGTTAAACATCATAGTTATTTACAACCAGAAATCTTTGAAAAAGTATATATTGATGAGAGATGTTGTGCTATTATAAAGACATTTTGGATTAAAATTGTACAGCGTTCTTGGAAGCGTGTTTTCAAAGAACGTGTTAAAATAAAAGCTTTGCGAAGAAGACCAAGTGCAATTATACACTTGCAAAGAACAAATAAATGGCCAGATGATTGTGCATATATGCCAAGTATAAGACATATGACTGGTTTATTATCAAATAAAATTTAAAAATTGAATGCACTATTACTGTCTGAAATTGTACTCTTAGACCTTTTAGAGGTTGTAGATTTTTTAGAAGTTGTTTTCTTCTTTTTATCATCTTTTTTATCCTTCTTTTTATCATTTTTCTTATCCTTCTTTTTATCGTTATTGTACAAATAAACAACAGGTTTTTTATTTCTATAATCTGCTAAAAATCCACCTTTTTGTTTGCGACTTTTTCTAAATTTATTTTTCTTTGTTTTATTGGAATACTTTTTTGTTTTTCTTGTTTTTCTGCTTTTTCTTGTTTTTCTTCCACCATGAAAGTTATCATCATTTATGTCCCATTGTTCTCTCGGTATTCCCTCTCTAACTGCTGCAGCCTCTCTCTGTCTCTGTCTCTCTTCTGGTGGTACAAATGGTTGAGCTTGCCATCCGCCAGCCACAGGTCCTCCCCCTCCTCTTGCTTCACCTCCGACACCAGGTCCTCCATTTGCACCAGCTCCTCCATTTGCACCAGGTCCTCTATTCAATATTTCTTCTAAAGCAGTTAATTCTCTAATTAAATCAGGATTTTCTGGAACAATTGCATCCACTTGAGCTCTAATATTTCGTATTGTTTCCGCAATTTCAGCAATATCTTGTACAGTTGCACCTCTTTCCCGATTTAATCTATCTATTTCTTGTTGCAAATCATTAACTCTTTGATTTAATTGTTGATTTTGTCCATTAACAGCATCTAACTGAGTTTTAGTCCTTTCTAACTCTGCATTTGCAGTAGCAAGTTGTTGTTCTATATCTCTTAATCTATTAATTGCATCTGCATTCAATCTTTTTAAACCAGTTATAACATCCTTTATTGCATTTACTCTCTGTCTTACAGCAGTATTAAATGCTGTAATTTGCGCATTTTTTTGACCAATTGCATTATTTAATTCTGCTAAACTTTGCTTAACTTGTTCAATAGTAGCCATTTATATATTAATAAGATTATTTATTACTCTTTCATAATTTCATCTAAATCATTCTTTATTTTATCTATTTGTCCTAATATTTCTTTTTCTTCATTTTTTGTTTGTTGAATATCTTTTTCAGTCAATTTACCACTAACAATTATATCTCCAATATATTGATTTAATAAACTCATAGCTTTAATTTGTTGTTGTTTTTGATTTACAATAAAATTATGATATTTTTCATAATCAGATTTTACTCCCTCTAAAAATTTATTTTCTTTTACAGTTTTTTTTAAAACTTTACGCTTATTTAATAACCATTTTCTTTTATCTTGAATTTGTGCCTCTATTTGTAGTAAATATTGATCGCGATTTCCTAAAGAAATTTGTGATGGGATAATTTGTAACGAAGCATTTTGTGACGAAGCATTTTGCAATGAAGCATTTTTTAATGAGGCATTTTGTATTGGAATAATTTGTAATGAACCATTTTGTGATGAACCATTTTGTGATGGGACAATTTGTGATGGGACAATTTGTATAATTTTCATATATATTAAATCCTTATTATTTTCTACACACTTACACAATTATTTTTATAAAAAATATAAAAATATTTATAAAATGTTAAAATAATATTTAAATTAAAATATAAAATCTTGGCTATATATTATTTAGGATGTCACAAACAAATAAAGAACCGTTACTTACACCAAATGATAACAGGTTTGTTATGTTTCCAATACAAGACCAAAGCATATGGGAAATGTATAAGAAGCAAGTGGATTGTTTTTGGCGTTCTGAAGAAATTGATTTATCAAAAGATAATAAACATTGGGAGAGCTTAACTGATGAGGAACGTTCATTTTTATCTTCTATTTTAGCTTTTTTTGCAGCCAGTGATGGCATCGTTTTAGAGAATTTAGCCCAACGCTTCATGGGTGAAGTGCAATTAGCTGAGGCGCGTGCATTTTATGGATTTCAAATTGCGATGGAAAATATCCATTCACAGACTTACAGTCTTCTTATTGACACATATATTAAAGAACCTGAAGAAAAAGATAGGTTATTTCATGCACTTGAACATTATCCCTGTATAAAAAAGAAAGCTGATTGGGCCAAAAAATGGATACATGATAATAGAAGTACTTTTGCAACTAGATTAGTTGCGTTTGCTTGTGTAGAAGGAATTTTTTTTAGTGGAGCATTTTGCAGCATTTATTGGATGAAAAAACGCGGTTTAATGCCTGGTCTCACTTTTTCCAATGAACTTATTAGTCGTGACGAAGCACTCCACACTGAATTTGCAGTGCTTTTGTACTCAAAATTAATAAAAAAGATGAATAAGACACGAATTAATGAAATAATCAAAGAAGCAGTTGATATTGAAACTGAATTTATTTGTGAGGCATTACCATGTCGTCTTATTGGAATGAATTCTCAACTTATGACACAATATATTCAATTTGTAGCAGATAGATTATCAGTGCAATTAGGTTATGAAAAAATTTACAATGTTATTAATCCATTTGATTGGATGGAGCTAATAAGTTTAGAAGGAAAGACGAATTTTTTTGAAAAGAAAGTGGGGGATTATGCATTAGCAAATAAGACAAAATCAGAAGATGTTTTTGAATTTACTGCTGATTTTTAAAGCCATATCTTAATGTTATTAATAAAATTATATAAAAACATTGAATTATAATATATAAAGTATACTTAACAAAATGGTACAATTAAAAGTGAATATACATAAATTAGAAGGCAATGTTAGATATAAATTTGAAAGAGAAGATAATATTGGTAAAATTTTTTCAGGTAAATTTCTTTATTATGGAAATGAAAATGGTAATGCAACTGGGAGGTTATTTTTTTCTGATGTACAATATGAAAGTGATAATAATAAATGTTTAGAAGGAGTTTTATCTATACCTAAAAAATTTATAAATAATATTTATGTAGTGAGTGTAATAAAAGGTCTGGGAGAAATAAATCATTTAATTAATTCTTATTAGTAAAATTCAATTATAATATGCATTATAAATTAATGTTATTTTTTACCCTTTTATAATATTCTTATGTCCTACAATAAATATAAGCGTCTCATTGAAAGTAATACTGTCATCTAATTCTGTATATAACATAGATATACCATCATTCATTTCTTCTTCTGAACACATACTGAATACACTCCAAGTTTTATTCTTTATAAATGATAACCAATCTTTTTTTTCAATAATAACAGGTAAGGTTGCAATTTCAACTAAGACATCAAACCCAGCTTCTTTCATAGATAATACTATATTTTCATATGGAGTTTGTGTTAACTTCCAAAAATAATGAATGCGTTCAAAAAAAGGGTAATTTGTTTCTACTGGTCTTGTTATAATGATAACTCTTCCATTGTTGTTAAGTTGTTTATATATCCCAGAAAACACACTAGGTAATGTAGAATTATTTATGTGATGAATCATTTCTTTCATCAACAAATGAGAATAATTCATTTTTTCTTGTGATATATTAGAAAAATCGTTTGCATTTATACATATTGTCTTTGTTATATTAGATTGTGTTGATGCTAAATTCAACCATTCTATATATGGGTCAACTCCGATACATGTTTCAATATTATTCATCGGCTTAATATATGATATAAATTTATTCACAAAACAACCATTTCCACAACCTAAATCCACAATAATTATTGGTAAAGAATATAAATGAAATTTAAAGAGTTTTTTAAGACAATTCATTACCCATTCTTCGTAAGAAAATTGAAGAAAAAAGAGACAACTTGCATTATATACATTTACAACATTTTGATAATGTATATCAATCACTTGACTCATATATTAGATTATATTGTAACATATTATTTAAGTTTGTATATTTTGAGTTATAAAATAACAAAACTAAAAACTAAAAAATATAAATATTATAAATAATCATATAAGAATATATTAAAATACTTATATATGATTAGTGTTCATATTATGGGTGGTTTAGGTAACCAATTATTTCAAATATTTGCTGCATTTAGTTATGCTTTGGATGTAAATCAAGAATTTGTATTACCTAATATTGGGAAAACACCAGGCATTACAGAAAGACCAACTTATTGGAGTTCATTTCTATCTTCACTCCAATTTTTAGTCAAAGATTCACTTCCTAAAATAGAAGTCTTGAGAGAAAAAGGTTTTGAATATTATAATATTCCAAAAATTTTTGGTAAAGATATATTATTTTATGGTTATTTTCAAAGTTATAAATATTTTGAAAATTATTATAAAGAAATATGTGATATAATTGAGCTTGAAAAAAGAAAATCAGAAGTGAAAGAAAAATTTAATAAATACAATTTTGAAAATAGTGTTTCTATGCATTTTCGCATTGGTGATTACATTCATATTCAAAATACTCATCCTATTCTTGAAGAAAGTTATTATGAAAAATCATTGAATAAAATTCTTGAAAATGTATCAGATCTAAAAAAAGTATATTATTTTACAGAAAAGCAGGATTATTATGAAGTACAAAATATAATTTTTAATTTAGCTAAAATTTTTCCTGAATTAGAATTTATAAATATTTTGGATGAAACAAAAGATTGGGAAGAAATGCTTTTAATGAGTATGTGTGAGAATAATATTATTGCTAATAGTACATTTAGTTGGTGGGGAGCATATTTTAATAATAATCCTGATAAAATAGTTTGCTATCCATCTATTTGGTTTGGTCCACGACTAAAACATAACACAGAAGATTTATTTCCTCCAACTTGGACAAAAATTTCTTAATAATTTCATTTTATCGTTGTTGTTTGATATAAAATATATTATAAAAAATAACTTAAAGAAATTAATAAAAAATTGATTTTTATTTTTCTTTAAGTAGGAAAATTATAATATATATTAGCCAACAACATACTTAAAATGTCCAAGCAACTTACTGTAGCCTCACCTAGTCAATATGGTCAGCAAATGGATATTGCATTAGTACTTTATAGTGGTGCACAAGCTGGAATTAATGGGGAAGAACTTGTTTCTCTCTTGAATAAGTCTTTAGACATCTCAAATAACCAGATTCTTATTAAAAAAATGGAAATGGAACAAGAAAATAACAAAATAAACTTTGATTATTATTTTCTGATTTCAGGCACTTCCTTCTCTATTATTGGAATAATTGTACTCCTTTATTATTTACAAACTCTTATTGAGTCATGCTCTGGAAGTATTGTTTCTTTAGTTGGAACAGGTGCACAATACAGCGTCGGAGGAGTTGAATTACTTGCACGAAACAGTATACCATTCTTTTGGAATAATTTATTAATAATTGGAAATAAAATCGGAAATATTACAAATACTTTTAATATTTCTGATATATACAAATTTAGTTATGCAAATAAAAGTATAATTTCAACCCCAATACATGACACAGTTGAAATTATAAATTCTAATGCTGAACTTGCAGTACTTATTGTAAATATTATACTCTTCTTATTATTGGTTTTCATTTTCGTATTATTAACAATATGCCTTCTAAAAATTACACAAATGAAAAGACTTACTTTATCATTTCTAATTTGGAAAATAGACACTGAATTAAGGTCATAAATTTATAAAAAATTATAAAGTTTATAAAGTTTTGGGTTTTTCATTCATTTTTATCATAGTTAATTTATCTAAATCTGTCATAACCTTTCTATAATTTGTTAATCTTCTCTCAATATCACTATAATCTACTCGTTGAACAACACTAAGAGGAGTAACTAATAACCATTTATCACATTGTTGCAATAAAAACCAGTACTTATCTATTGCATATAAGAAATGTCTATGTGGTTCTGCCATTAATTTTTTAACTCCTTCTCTCATATTTTCAATCAATTTATCATAATAATCTTCTTTTACAATATAACCAGTAGTTGTTTGGCATTGTTTTACTTGAACACAATACTCGTTTATTTTTATATAAGGCGGTAAATTATTGCCAGCTATTAAAATAACATCCCATGTTTCACCTGATTGAAGCAATCCATTTAATTGATCTTTAAATAATGTCGGTTTTGTAAATTGAATGTCATCTTCACAAATCATTATATAAGGTAATCCATTTTTTTTTGCATTTTGAAGAACTTTAATATGACTAAGTGTACACCCGATCGCACCATTTGTCATTCTAATTGCATTAAATCTATTTGGATTTTTAATTCCAAGATTAGATAATTCCTTTTCTACATGTTCCTTGCGGTCAGTTCTATGTTCCAAGTTAATATAATAAACATTTTCAAAATCTTCTAATTGGATTGGAATCATATTTCTTTATTTCTTTTTAATATAATTATTTATTTATATTGATTTGCACAAATTTTATATTATATTATATTTTAAAGAAAACTAAAAAACAAAAGAAGTCTAAAAAATCTAGAAAATATAGGAAACTAAGAAAAAACATTTAATATTTTACACCTCCTAATCCAATAGATACACTTGATGTTGCTCTTTGTTTTGCACCAACTAACCTAGAATATTGTTGTGAATAAATACCTGTAGGTGTATTAATAGGTATTTGTTGTCTTGTTAAATAATTTTGAGAATGATTAGCCATTATTCTCTCGGCATTTCTCTCTTCAACTGTTGGATAATAAGGAATATTTTGCCAATCATTTGTTGTTACAACCCTTTTGTTTGTTAATTGAGCATTTTGTGAATAAATAATTCTTTCTTTGGGTTCTCTTAAATCATATTCAAAAAATCCTTCATTTTCAAAACGCACTAATGTCTGAAATTGTGTAACATTTATATATTTAATTTTGTCATCCAAAATAATATGATTATTATCATCTGGATTTGAAGATTCTGAATCAATTGTATAATTTAATTTATGAATTGTTCTTATACCATCACGACCATTATCTAATAACATTCTTGTATGATCTTTTTTTGATATTAATCTAGAAACTCCATCAAACAATTGCAATATTTCAGGGCTTCCAATTGGATAAAATTCACTTCTATCTATTGTAATGTCATATTTATTGCAGCGTTTTTGTAATGTTGCATCTTCCATTCCCCATCCCCAAAAATTAGGATATCCATTTATTCTCTCAAAATCACAACCTTTAATTACTACAATTCCACCAAGTGCTTCTTCAAATCCATAATAATGTTTAACAATACCTTCTTGGGTTTCATAATCAAAAATATCAGTAAAAGGTAAAGTATCTACATCATTGAAAATAAATGTAATATTCTTATAATCATTTGGGTATTTCTCTTTCATTGTAATAAAGCCAATATTTTTCATAGCACCACGATTAAAATTACGGTCATCTGATTGATGAACAAATAATATGAGATAATCATTCTTATTTTCTAATATAAAAGACATTTGCTTACAGAAAAAAAATTTTTGTTGATAACGGTTTCTATAAGGAACTACAAATACTTTTGAAGGAACTGAGTTTGAAGAATCCGAGTTTGAAGAATCCGAGTTTGAAGAATCTGAGTTTGAAGTAATATTTTTTGTATTTTCCATAATTATATTTTATTATGCAAAATATATTAATTTATTTAATTTAACACACATAAGAAATGCTTATATTTTTAATCGGCATATTTTTTTAATATGGATTGAGGCATTAAATCATCCTTAATCTTTTCTATTTTTTTGAAACATTTATTTATAGTTACTTCACTTATTTCACTAACATTTTTAACATCTTTTTTACTTACATTAAGTTTACATGTTTGTATAATGAAATATACTACTCCAGCTGCAATTGAATTGGGTGTGTTTTCAGGCATATAATTTTGTTTTTCTATTTTTTTAGAAATAAATTGACATAATTTTGTTAACTCACCGTTAATATTTAGTTTACTACAATATCTTTCAATAAATGCATCTGGTTTTGTTTTTCCAAAATTAGTTTTCTCTTTATTATCCATATCTCTCTCCAAATTATTAATTATACTTAGTGCATTTTTACAACCTCGGGTTGCACTTGTTACATCTAAATGGAAAATTGTTGCAATTTCTTTAGCTGTTCTAGGATAATTATTAATTCTACATGAAATATAGATAGATGCTGCTATTATACCATCACGATTATCTCCTCTAAATGTAGACTCAGATTCCGATATTTTTTTGTGATACCTTATTGCATCATCTATAATAAGTTTTGGCATTCCAGCAGTTTGTGCCATGTTTGTAATTCTTTGAAATTCATCATATTGCGATTTCTCTTTATAAGGCATAGATTGCCAATCAGTATATCTTTTAATTTTTCTCATCTCATAACTGGTACCTCCATTACATAAAACTTTACAACCAAATGAAGATTCTTGCAATAAAGGATTTATTGGCATACCACATCTGGTTGGGTCACTACCTTGATTATCGTCTGCTCCATAATATCTCCATTCTGCTGTCTGGTCAACAATATCTTTATAAATAATTCCACATTTTTTATTTGTGCAAGCTAGAAATCCTTCTTCTGAAAATGCTAAAAATGATTCGCATGATTCGCAATTTTCACGATTCCCATTAGAACGATACATACATTCTAACGGTAAACAAGTATTTGATTGCGATGAATTTTTAATTTCAACGTCAAACACATTCCATAAATCTTTTTTATTAATTATTGATTCTTTTCTTTTTTTACTAATTTGCAGACTCATTATATTGTACTTTTCATAATAATAATTTGTTTTTAATTCAATTTTATTATATATTTTATTATATATATTTATTATATGGGAAATAAATCAACAAAATTAGCTACTCATAATGAATCTGGTTTTGATGAAGTTCCAGCAAATTTATCACTTGAAGAACAATTAGATTTTCTTGCAACTTATTACATCTTAACAATGGATTTTGAGAATTTAAGAAAATTATATAAAAAGGAATATTGTGAAAAACTTGTTTTGCTCACATCTGATATAATTGATGAAAATTTCAATCATTTAGAAATTGACAACATTTCTAAAAGAATGGTTGGTGGTGCAGTTGAAGATGAAAAAGACGAAATAGTTAATAATGAAGAACAAAATTATTATCAACCAAAACCTAATTTTGTAAAATATGATGACCCAAATTTATACATGTATAATGTACCTTATGGAATGCAAGTACAACCTTTATCACCTCCTCCTTATTATTCGCCATATCAAAATATTGTTCAAGAAATGCCATATGTAGCTGATAAAGATATAGATGGCGAACTTGTTGAACAATCTATATCTGAAGTTGCTGCTCCTTTTGTTGCACCTGCTGTTGGTCCTTTTGTTGCACCTGTTGTTGCACCTGCTGTTGCTCCTGTTGCTCCTATTGCTGCTCCTGCTGTTGCTCCTCCTGTTGCAGCTGCTCCTGCTGTTGCTCTTGCTTCTAATATTGATTTAGATTCTTTAAATTTGAAAAATATTGTTGAAAACCCAGAGCTAAAGCAAGAGCCAGAGCCAGTACCATTACAAGTACCAGAGCTAAAGCAAGAACCAGTACCAGAGCTAAAGCAAGAACCAGTACCAGTACAAGAATTAAAAGAAATAGATCCAGTGTTAAATGTAGAATCAGAATCAGATTTAGATTCAGATTCAGAAACAACTCAGGAAGAATCAGAAAATAAATCAAAACAAAAAATTTATTACATTAATAAAGATGAACTTGAAAAATTAAATATGCCTAAAGGTGAAGAGAGAAAAAGAATATGCAATGAAATCGCTAAATTTTATATTAAAATTGCACATTTATTTGCTGCAATTGTAACAACTATTAATCCAGAATATGAATACAATGATTATTGGGGAAATAAAGTTCGTAAATCATTTTTTCAAAAAAATCAAATACCAAAAGGTGTAAAAGTAAAAGTAACTAAATTAAATTTATGTAGTAAACATATTGAACAATTAAAAGGAGAAGATAATGATGAAATTCTAGATGAAAATGCTGAAAATATTAATGTAAAACCTAAACTGTGTAATTTTGGTCTTTCTGATAATGATTCTGATAATGATTCTGATAATGAAGAAACTACAACACTTGCATTTCAACCAGGAATAGAAGAACTAGAACAGTTATATTATGATGATGATTACGACTATAAAACTGGTAAATTTGAAGGAAGGAGTAAAGAAATGCAAGAAAAATATAGAATTGATTTAGATAAATTTTATAAAGCATTTACTGGAGACACTGAATTGCCACCAGATCTTGAAAAATTTGGACAAATAAAAATGAAAAAATATGAAAATGGTAAAATATGCAAAAAAATTAAACATAATCAAAAAGAAAAAGAAGAAGAAGAAAAGCAGGAAGCACAAAAAGGAGGAGAAAATACAAATACAGATGATTTAAATGATTCTCATTCTGATTCTGATTTAGAGTTAGAATCAGATTCTCAAAATAATAAAGATAAACTAGGAGAATATAGAAGTTCTAATCATAATAGTTTATTTGTTAAATATGCTCAAAATTTAAGAAAGATGATTTCTTTTGTTAATGATAAACAAAGTAATCTTATTAATATTATTGATGATTTATTTGTTGTTTATAATGACCCTGTAACAGGTAAAAAACATATCCGTATTAATCCTGAGCTTAATATGTCATCTTTAGACAATATTATAACAACTGCAAGAGAGATAATTGTTGAATTATATTTAACATGCCAACAAGATTATGAAGAAGGAATAAAAATTTATGAAGCAATTGTTGAGTCACTTGCTATTAAAATGGTTGAAAAACAAATAAATAATCTTGAAAATTTGAAAGAAGAATTAATAAATTTCAATGATTTTTCTAAACCCAATGAATAACTAAATATTATAAAAATTTATAATTGATTATTAACAAACAATTATAAATTATAAATTATATATTTTATTTAATAAGTTATGTAAATTTATTACATCTGCTTGTGAGGCATATGGTGGGCCATTTCTCCTGGACTACCACCTTTATGGACAACAACTTGAGCACTACGACCAGCCTTGACAGTCTTCTTAAGTGCTTTGTTGAGACTACGAGAGGCAGACTTAATAGCAGAAGCAGAATGTTTACGAGCAGCCTTCATAACACGTGTAGCGGCTTTGTTAACAGCTTTGCATGCGACCTTTGCACTTTTGGCAGCCTTTTTACTTAGCGCAACGACCTTTCCAATAGAACGAGACTTATGAGCAGAACGAGAATGCGAGCGACGGTGAGAACGACGATGATGACGAGCCATTTATATATTATATTAAAGAAAATAATTAATTTAAAAATTTTTTGTTGATTTTAATAATATAAAATTATTTATTTTTAGTATTACATATATTCCTAAATAACTTTATAATATTAAAATTTCTTAGATTTTCTAGATTTTCTAGATTTCTTAGATTTCTTAGATTTCTTAGATTTCTTAGATTTCCTAGATTTTCTAGATTTTCTAGATTTCCTAGATTTTTTTACTCTTCCGCCTTCTATATCCATAAGGACTTCTTGATTATTATCAATATCCATAGGTTCATTGTTAATACCAACATTAGCTAAATCATGAGTTAGTCCAGAATGTTGACGTGGTTGAACATTTGGAGTTTGTAGATAATATGCTCCTCCACCTGATGCTCCTCCACCTGATACTCCTTGCATTAAAGGATTATTTTGTATAGCTTGTTGTTGAATAAGTCTCATAGTTTCTTCTTCTTGTCTTTTAAATCGTTCTTGTTGTTCTCTTTCTATTTTTGCTTGTCCTTCTTGCATTTCGTTTTCTTTAAATTGATTATTATAAATATCTTTAATTAAACCAAAATCATAATCGCTTTTAGAAAAAATCTGAAAAATATAATGTAAAACATCTTCTCTTGATATAAAATCAATAAATCTACTCACTATTCCATTACCTCCTCTTTCAAGTTCTTCATTAGGCAGAAAAGTTTCCAAACGATACTCACCCTCAGTATCAGGGTCAGAGCGTGTAATATCTTCAATAATGCTACTCAACAGCCTTGCCTTTCTTTGATTTATTTCTTCTTGCTCTTGTTCCATTGTTATTCTTCTGATTTGCTCTTGTGCACCCGGATTTGGAGGCGCCTCAGCTGCAAATTCATCATTAATTGATTCGCCTACTAGGTCCATTATATTAAATAATTATATTATTTTTGCCTTTTGTTTTTGCTCTTTTTCATTTTTTTGCTCTTTTTGCTTTTTTTGCTCTTTTTGCTTTTTTTGATCTTTTTGCTCTTTTTGCTTTTTATTTTTCTTAATTTTTTGGTCCCTCCTATACTTTTTACACCGCCTTCACATTCTAAATTAGGACAATACTCTCTTATTTTACTAATTGAATTAAAATGCGTTGGTTTGTGACTACCTTGTAACATCGCTTCAGGTGTAGGACTTCCACTTCCCATTATACTTTGAACATTCAACGGTGCAGCATCTCTTATTCCTTGCACCACATTTTCGCGAAACATTCTTTTTCTATCTAAATCTATAACTCTCTGTCTTGCTGCTGCTGCCGCTCCTGCTGCTATCTGTGCCATTGATGGAAGAGGTGGTGGAGCTCTTGCCGCTCCTGCTGCTGGAAGAGGTGGTGGTGGTGTGGTTCTGCTGCTGTCTGCTTGTCTATATAATTTTTCTTCTGATTGTTTACTAGATTCTCCATCTAAAGAACGCTTTTTATCCATATACTATATAATTATATAATTTTTATTCTTTGTTTTGATTTGTTTTTGTTATTTTTTGCTTTTTTTACTTTTTGATTTGCTTTTTTTGCTTTTTTTATTATTTTTTTTGCTCTTTTTGCTTTTTTTGCTCTTTTTGCTTTTTTGGATTCCTTTAGATTTTACAATTCCTTCTTCATTTTTACTACTTTTAGATGCATTTTGTTCTAAAAATTTCTGATGTCTAAGATTAACAAACCAAGATAAATTATCTAATCTGTTATGATATTTATCTCTCTCATATTGTCTAACAAATGATTCATTAAACTTTTGAATTTTTGATTCATCTCCTTGACAATAATCATAAACATAATTATTATATTCTTCTATAGTCATATTAAGTGAATTTGACGCAAAGTTTATTGCTTCTTCTGTTGTTTCTAAATATTTTTGGTCTTCATATTCTTCTTCAAATTCAGTGTCCAAATTTCTTATTGCCATATATTATAATCATATATTATAACCATATGTTGTAGGATTAAATAAATTTATTTTCTAACGAGTTTAATAAATCTTCATTGTATATGAGTGAGCCTTGAGGTTTATAAGAATTAATAGGATTAAATTTTTTCTGTGGTTTTTGTAATTGTATATTATTATCTTTTCTTTTGAACATCATATTTTCAAAATTGTTTGATTGATCACTCTTTTTATTAAAATTTATTTCATCACTTTCTTCTGAAACTTTATTCCCAAACTCGTCAATAATAATACCAGTTTTTTTCTTGAGTTCGGTACGTACATAAGATGGAACCCAATGTTTCCAACATATAAATAAAGCATTTGGATGAGTATATCTAACAGCAAATCCATTTTCATTGAGTTTATCCATTAAATAAGCAATGCAAGCTCCTTGGTCATATTTTGGAACACCAATCATAATTTCAGGTACAACAAACCAACAAAATTGTTCATCTATTTTTTGTCTTGATATTGTCTTTATTTTTACATGAATGCGATTTAAAAGTTTGTTAAATAATGCAAGCTGTGTTAAATCATGTTGTCTTTTTTTTTCATAAAGATCGTCAATATTTATTTTTTCAGAGAAATCCTCAAGATTTTCTAATGTAAATATATTTGTCATTTTTAATATATTAGAAAAAAACAAAATAAAAATAATTTAAAATATTTATTTAATGGAAAATTTTGAAGATTATAATAAAGAAGAAAATGGTAAAGAAGAAAATGATAATAAAGAAAATGTTAAAGAAGAAAATGATAAAGAAGAAAATGATAATAAAGAAGAAAATGGTAAAGAAGAAAATGATAATAAAGAAAATAGTAATAAAGAAAATGGTAATGAAGAAAATGGTAATGAAGAAAATAAAAATAAATTACAAAAAAATAAAATAAAACATCTAGTTCTTTCCGGAGGCGGTCCAATAGGATATATTGAATTGGGTATATTAAAATTTTTAGAAGAAAATGATTTTTGGAACATAAATGATATAGAATCTATTTATGCAACATCTGTTGGTACAATATTAGCTACATTAATATCAATGAAATTTGAATGGAATATGATTACAGATTATCTTATAAAACGGCCTTGGCAAGAAGCAGTAAAAATAACTCCTTCAATGTTTTTTGATGCTTATTCTAAAAAAGGATTGTTAGATAGAAAAGCTTTTGAAATTGTATTCAGACCATTTTTTGTTATAAAAGATTGGTCAATAGATATAACTATGAAAGAATTTTATGAAGCCACAAATATAGAATTACATTTTTTTACATTAGAAGCAAATCTTTTAGAAATATTTGATATTAATTATAAAAGTTTTCCAGATTTACCAATTTTAACAGCTATGCAAATGTCATCAGCTTTACCAGGAGTTATATGTCCTGTTTGTATAGAAGGTAACTTTTATATAGA